TTCGTCAATCCGGAAGATCTGTATGGATATCTTGGCGCTCACAACGTCACCCTGGAGCAGGAGTTCGGCCTGTCCTATCTGAAGAATTTCATGGGTATCGGCAATGTGATCGCTGACAGCAATGTAGCTGCTGGCAGTGTTTACGGTACTGCTGTTGAGAACCTGACTGTTCTCGCTCCGGCAATCACCCAGATCCCTGGAATGGATCTTGCCACCGACGCTTCCGGTATCATCGGCGTTCGCAACGAGCCGCTGTATGAGAACGGTGCTGTTCAGACTGTCGCCTACTGTGGTCTGTGCGTACATCCGGCCTTCCTGGATCGCATCATTAAGGCTACGATCTCTGCTTGATGAAGCAGGCGACTGTAACACAGTCCTTTCACGACATTAAGGAGGGCGTCTTCAGGAAGGCTGGAGACGCTTTTCTTTGTGAAGATGAAAGAGGGCAGTATCTTGCTGGCCTTGGTCTTGTGTTCCTGAAAGATGCGCCAGAGGAAAAGCGCACCCGGAAAAAAGTAACCAAGAAATGAGGTGGGCGTATGGCTTATGCAACTGTTGAAGACGTCCAGGCAAGATCGATTCGAACTTTAACCGAAACAGAGTTGTCGACATGCGAGAATCTGCTGGATGATGCGGCTATTCTGATAGACGCATATGCTTATTCAGCGGATGACGATGCCAAGAAGGTAGTATCCTGCAGAATGGTAATCCGAGCGATCGGAGACGGCCAGGCAGGAAGCGGTTATCCTATCGGGGCATCACAAGGCAGCATGTCAGGTCTCGGGTATGCTCAAAGCTGGACAGTCGGAAGCGGCGGATCTGTCGGAGAGCTATATCTTTCGAAGACAGACAAACGCCTGCTCGGTGTGGGAAATAAGATCGGATCTCACAGCCCGGTTGAGGATTTGATATGCAAGGAATAACGGTAAGGCTTTATGAGCCGACAAGGGTCGGTGTGGACAAATTCAGAGCACCAGTATATGAGGAGCATATCGTAGAGGTCGAGAACGTCTTGATCGGCCAGCCGGAAGCGGACGATGTGGTTACTGCCACGACTCTCTACGGAAAACAGATCCAGTACATGCTGGGCATCCCCAAAGGGGACACTCATAACTGGGAAGACAAGAAGGTCGAATGGACGGATGCGTACGGCACTACCCACACGGTCAAAACATTCGGTTTTCCTATCACCGGCATCGAGGCAAACATCCCGACTCCCTGGCATATGAAGGTCAGGTGTGAGAAGTATGGCTAATTTGCAAGTCAAACTGAACCGGTCCGGAGTGCGTGAGCTCCTGCAGTCGGAAGAGATGAAGGCTATCTGCAAAGAACTGGCTGACGGAATCTCCTCCAGAGCAGGGGACGGCTTCGAAGTTTCAACGTTTACCGGAAAAAACCGAGTGAACGCGTCTGTTCATGCCGAGACTGATGAGGCTCTCAGCCGTTGCCTGGAAGATAATGTGCTGCTCAAAGCATTGAGGTAAATATGATAGAGGTTATTCTTAGGGAATATCTGGAAGAAGCTCTGGACGTACCTGTCTGCTTGGAACAGCCGCCGAAACCGCCGAAAAAGTATGTGCTGATTGAAAAGACCGGAAGCTCCAAGGTCAATCACATCACGTCGGCAACAATGGCACTTCAGTCTTATGCACCTACACTGTACGAGACGGCGGTGCTTAACGAGGCCGTCAAGGCGGCCGTAGAGGCGGCTATCGAGCTTCCGGAGATTTCCAGTGTACAGCTTAATTCGGATTATAACTATACGGATACGGCCACGAAGCGTTATCGCTACCAGGCCGTTTTTGATTTCGTTTACTACTAGGAGGCATTAATATGGCCAATACTGTATCTAATGTTACCGCCGGCAAGCCTAAGGTCGGCGGAGCAATCTATATGGCACCCCTTGGCTCCACGATCCCGACAGATGCAGAGACTGCTCTGGATGCAGCTTTTGCTTGCCTTGGGTATGTATCTGAGGATGGCGTGACCAACAGCAATTCTCCCAGCACCGAGAATATCCGTGCATGGGGCGGCGACAACGTGCTGAACCTCACCACAGAGCGTCCGGATACTTTCCAGTTCACTCTGATTGAGACTTTGAACGTGGACGTCCTGAAACTGGTTTACGGTGCTGATAACGTGACCGGTACTCTTGCGACTGGCATCACTGTGAAGGCGAACAACAACGAGCAGGATGAGTTTATCCTGGTCATCGATATGATCGCTCGCGGCGGAGCACTTAAAAGGGTCGTGATCCCGGATGCTTCCGTATCTGAGGTTGGTGACATCACCTATACCGATGATGAAGCAGTCGGATATGAAACCACTGTGAGCGCTATGCCGGATGCTTCTGGAAATACTCATTACGAGTACATCAAGGCAGCATCATGACATTGAAAGGAGAGGCATAACAGATGAAGACAGAAACCGGGTTCGAGTACGAACTGGCTGAAGGCATGGCAGATGACGCTGAACTGTTCGACGATCTGCTTGAGCTTGACGAAGGTAACATCAAGCCGGCGAAAAGGATCGCCATCGGCGTGATTGGCAAGGACGGCCAGAAGAGACTTTATGAGCACTGCAGAGGAGAAAACGGAAGAGTATCCTTCCAGAAGGTATACGCAGAGCTCCTCTACATTATTAGCCATGTAAATGGCGCGGAAAAAAACTCGTAATCCTTGCGGAAGCGGTCAGAGCGGATGAAGATGCGCTGGTTTGTGACTTTGCGGAGTATTACCACATTTACAACTGGCGATCAATTCCGCTCCGGCTTGCGGCCACACTGTGCGCAGGCCTGGGCATTAACAGCAGAACAAAGTCTCGGATGTACGGAATGGCATGTGACTTTGACACATTCCTTAAAGCATGTATTCTGGACAAGCTCAGCGTGTTGGTGTGGCTGCAGACGGATGACGGCGCGAAGGGCAAGAACCGGCCAAAGATGATTGCCGCTTTGCTTTCCGGAGAGCAGGAGAAGCAGACGGAGGTCGTCAGCTATGCGTCCGGCAAGGATTTCGATGAAGCAAGAGAAAAGATATTGAGGCAGATAAATGGCGACTAAATTAGCAGACGCATATGTTCAAATAATACCTTCCGCCAAAGGGATCTCAGGAAGTATAACGCAGGCACTGAACGGCGAATCGGAAAAGGCTGGGACAGCTGCCGGCACCAGCATAGCGTCCAAACTTAAAGGTGCTATCGCTGCCGCAGGGATAGGCGCGGCCATAACTAAGGTCGTGAAGGATTCACTTGAAGCCGGTGGTAATCTCCAGCAATCTTTTGGCGGACTTGATACGCTGTATGGTGAAGCATCCGACAAGGCAAAAGAATTTGCTTATGCGGCATCCTCTATCGGCCTGTCTGCTAATGACTATGCGGAACAGGCGGTTAGCTTTGGTGCCAGCCTGAAGCAGGCATTTGGCGGTGACGCGGAAAAAGCTGTCAATGCAGCTAATACGGCAATTAACGATATGGCCGATAATGCTGCAAAGATGGGTACTCCGATCGAGAATATACAGAATGCTTACCAGGGCTTTGCAAAACAGAATTACACCATGCTGGACAATCTTAAATTAGGTTATGGCGGCACAAAGAGCGAGATGGAGCGGTTACTTAAAGACGCTCAGCAGTTCTCCGGTGTTAAGTACGATATAGATAATCTTGGCGATGTATATGATGCAATCCATGTTATCCAGGGCGAGCTTGGTCTGACTGGTGTCGCTGCAGGTGAAGCATCTACTACCTTAACAGGATCCTTCTCCGCCATGAAGGCATCGGCAACAAATCTGCTGGCGAATATGTCGCTCGGAGAGTCGATAGGTCCGTCGCTTACTTCCCTGATCAGTACTACAAAAGCGTATCTGTTTAATAACCTACTTCCAATGATCGGGAACATAGTAAAAAGCATTCCTACAATCTTTACGACAGTGTTCCAGATGGCTGCCCAGGCTATTACCGGCATTAACTGGATCGAAGCCGGGCAGAACCTGATCAGTAAGATTAAAGAGGGACTTTCAAACCTGGCTACGGATATTCCGCAGGCCATCCAGGACATCGGGAACGATGCAAAGGAATGGTTCGAGAGCGTCGACTGGAAAGAGACTGGCAGCGCGGCTCTGAAGCTATTAAAGAGCGGTATCACGATACTCACCAATGATATACCGGCTACCATCAAGGCTATCGGCCTGAGTGCTATCGAACTGATGAAGAATGTGGACTGGCTCCAGCTTGGCAAAGATATTATCACTTTTATCGGTGATGGTATCACGATTTTGATCAACAGTATTCCGGATGCTATCCAGAGCATCGGAGAGACAGCAAAAGCATGGTTTGAGGCGATAGAATGGGGGAGTGTTGGGGAGACAGTAATCGGCCTCCTCAAAGCCGGAATACAGAAGTTTGTTATCGACATCCCGTTGCAGATCATGAACATCGGATATCAGGCCGTAAAGTGGTTTATCGGCGGATTATGGAAGAATGCCGGCGGTACTGTGATTGGGAAGATTGTTTCTGGTATTGCTGAATTTTTTACATCCATTCCGGACAAGATAAAAGAGATCCGCGAAAAGGCTATCGAGTACTTCAAGGATGGTTTCTGGAAAACAGCCGGTAAAGCGGTTATCAGGAGGATCATATCCGGTATTGTCGAGTTCTTTACAATGATCCCGGACAAGCTGAGGGAGATAGCAAAGAGCGGTATCGAATATATCAAAAACAGTTCCTGGCTGTCTTCTGGTCATGCCATCATTACCAGAACGGTTAAAGGTATCAAAGAGTTCTTTTCTAAGATACCAGACAAGCTGCTGGAAATCGTGAAGGATGCGATTGCTAAGATTACTGATCTTGAGACCTGGAAGCAGGTTGGTAAAGACATGATAAACGGCATCGTTGACGGTATTAAATCCATTCCAGGAGCCATCAAAGATGCTCTCGAGGGCGCTGCAAAGAGTGCACTGGACGGGGTGAAGGGCCTGCTAGGCATTGCTTCACCGTCCAAAGTGTTCCGCGATGAAGTTGGTAAACCAATCGCCTGGGGTATCACAGAAGGCTTCAATGAGGGAGCCGCAGGCCTGGCTGATGATATGGTTTCTCAGATCAATGCTGCGAAGAAGGCTGTGGATACGAACATCGGCATGGAATCAAGGTATACCATGGGCGGACGTTCTAAACAGTTGGATGACATGCCCTATCAGATCGCCGGTGCGGTCCTTGAAGGAGTCCAGCAGATAGCGGACGGAGTAGAGAAGGGCATCGGCAAAATGAAGATAGTGGCGAACAACCGCGAGACGGCCCGCTTCGTCGCTGATCTTGGCTTCGCGAGGTCATAAGCATGTATCTATCCTATGTCAATCATCTGGGCGAGACCATAGACTTCTATGGACAATCGCCTTACATCATGACAGAGCACAGCTTTTTCAACTGGCAGCTGTCTTATAACACATCAAACAATCGCTCATCTGGCTACCGACTTGATGGGCGTGAATTTGATTTTAAAGTTCGGATCATTCCCAGGCATTTGAATGGTCGGAACCGTCCGCAGGAATATGCGGATCTGATTAATCGGTTTGTATCTGTGGTGTCAGCTGATACTGACACTCCTGGACGGATGTATGCCAAGAGCGGCGAGTATCTCGAAGGCCGGATCGTGGTATCCGATAAGACTGCGTGGACAATCGACAAGAGTGTAACTCTTAGCTGTCGCTTCCGGGCGGACAATCCGACCTGGAGAACTGAGCATGAGCACCGATTCGGCACTGTAGAGCAGGCAGAATACGAGTTCCTTGGCTATCCGTATGAATATGCTCACGATTATGCGGCCATGTTACCAGGATACGCCAGCATCGAGAATAACAGCACAGAGGCATCCGATTATCTGATGACGATATACGGACCTGCTTCCTCTCCGATGGTTTCGCTTAACGGCATCCCTGTCGGTGCCGCTGTTGCTCTTGGAGCGAATGACAGGCTTGTAATTGATACCGGTGCGAAGACTGTCATCAAATACACTGAGGCGGTTGCAGAGAATGTATTCAATGCGAGATACAAGGGTGATGTAAGCATGTTCACGAAGCTGCAGCCTGGAAGCGTCACGGCTATCTGGAGCGGTGCGTTCCGCTTCGATCTCACGATCCTTGAACGGAGGAGGGAGCCTACATGGATGTTATGATCCTAGCATCACCCGGAGGAACGGAAGAGAGAGTGGTAACAGATCCGTATGATATTGAGGTCGGCGGTGGTAATACCTTCGAGATCTCGGTGCCGATAACAGCCTGGACTGGGGATATGGATTTCGGAAAGCGTGTCTACATCCCAGGAACGGAATACGGAGGAGTAATCAAGGCGATCGAGAGCGACACGAGCAAGGAAACAATCTTTGTTCGAGGATACACTTGGCGCGGATATCTCTCAAAGAAGCTGGTAAATGGGACATACAGTGGAGATTTGCACGACATTCTGCGGAATATGCTCGGAAGCTATAGCGGAGTATTTCACGTAAGAAGCACTGCCTCCGGCCTTGCCGCTTCCATCAATCTGGATGAGTACACCAGCATCGAGGATGCGATCATGACGCCGATCCTGGCTGCCGGCTACCGCCTGAGCATCCGTTACATTCAGACAGCAGAGGCCGGCTATGTAGAACTCGCTGTTGTGCCGTCCGCTCAGTATGGCGATGAG